CGTACCGAGAGCGACTTACAGGAAAGCCTGTGCCGGCGACATCAATCCCGCCGGGCAACACACCGAATGTGCCGCTGCCGCCGATGTAGATTGGCTCCCAGCCCGTGACGGCTGTCGCATCAAGTAGAGCATCGCCAATCGGGTTCACACCGAGGAACGAACCATCGGAACCTACAGCCTCCTCCCCAGAGGTAGTCCACCAAGCCCAAGTAGAAACGTGATCATTAAGTACGTTGAGCGCGCCGGAAGGAGAGTCACCAGCCCAAGGGAAAACCACAGCCGTGGAGTTTTCTGTCTCGACTTCACACAGCGGACCGCCAAGCGTCACCACCTCGAAGCGCAGCGCCGTGCCTGCAACATTGTTTCCGTAGTCGGCGAGCTGAAAGTCGGTGAAGACGACGTAGGCCAGACCGCGATACGCCGGCACATTACCGATGCCCTCCCACGTCTCAATAGTCGGGTCAGGTTCCTGATCTTCCTCGCCGAGGTAGACCGCCATTTGTGCATCGAGCGCATCAGCAACGTTGATGCGCGCTGCATAGGTGTCGTTGTCCTCGTCATCCAGCTGCGGCCTACGGTCGTAGATCAGCTTGCCGCCGGCCCAGATGCGCCGGATGCCGGCGATCGGACCCTCGCAGAGGCCGACGGCGAAGTTGACGGCATAGGTGGTCGTCTCGACGCGCTGGGTCGGGCCGCCTTTGCCGCCCACGCGCTCGCTCGTGGTCGTCGGAATCAGGTCGGTCGACCAGATGATGTTGCCGGCGATCGCGTAGGTGCCGTAGACCAGAGGGATCGGTGCGCCGAGCGCGGAGCTCGTGACCGACAGGTCGTCGAGCTTCGGCCCGGAGACCGTGCCGAGATCCGTCGGAAACAGCGCCTGGCCAGCGAGGTTGCCCAGCAGAAACCCGAGCTGCGGGTTGCCAAAGAAGCTGCCGACGATCGTCCCACCGATGACGAGGACGGCTTGCCCGACGTTCGACATCAGTAGGCCACTCCGGGCAGGCGCCAGACGGACTGGGTCAGCCTGGGCCAGGGGTGCCGGTAGCCGTGCTCGACGACACGCCCGACCGTCGACAAAGCATGGATCAGCGTCGGCCCCGTGCAGATCGCAACGTGGTGCGGGTCACGGTTCCACCGGACCACGATCAGGGACGCAGGCTCTGGCGCCGGCGCGGTCGAGCAGTGATGCGAGATCTCGTCGAGCAGCCGGCTATCCGTCGGCCTACGCGCGTAGCCAGTCGAGTCGAAGTCGGGCGGGAGCAGGCCGAGCTCGCGGCCGACGACGATCGCCAGGCCCACGCAGTCCACGCCCTCTCGCGAGCGGCCCTGGTGCCGAAACGGCACCCCGACCCAGCTGCGCGCGAGCTCGATGACGGCAGAAGCGGGAGTCATGTCTCGCCGTACTGGATGATCTTGGTGCGGCCAGGGATCAGCGCGCCATGGCCCCGGAAATTGAGGATGTTCGAGAAGCGGTCGCGGCAGGTCGCCAGCGTCTTGTCGCAGCCAGGGGTAACCGTGAAGGTGTCGCCGATCTCCACCTCCGCCGGCATGAGCTCGAACAGCTCGAGGCGGCCGAGGACGTCGTCGACGGCGTCGCGCTTCACCTCCATCGAGAACCCGTCGTTCGCCCCTGACGTGAACGTCAGCAGGCCGCCCACGAAGTCGCCGGCGGTCGGTGTGCCGCCGCCCGTCAGCGTCGCGTTGAACCGGCGGCGCGAGGTGACGGCGGTGACCGTTCCGGAGGCCGTGAGCGCGGCGAGCGATACGCCGCAGCGACTGTCTCCGAGCTCAGCGTCGCAGCTCGCGGAATAGGTGCGCACGACGACCTGGCGCAGCCGCTGGGTCAGGCCGCGCAGTTCCGCCCGGTACATGCCCTCCGAGGTCCGCTCGATGTTGCCCAGGTTGCCGGTCCGCAGGACCACCTGGCCGTCGCTGGGAGCCTGCCAGTCCACCATGAACAGGACCACGGCAGCGTCATCGAACAGGCCGGCCTCGATGTCCGCCGCGGTCAGGTCGAGCAGGCTCAGGTCCTGAGAGATCGCGCCATCCACGGACAGGTTGTCGACGGACAGGTCCGAGCTCGAGCGGATCGAGCTACCGGTGATGCCAGCACGCGCGGCGTAGGTCCCGGCGAGCGGGCCTGACGCGATCATCAGGTCTTGGTCGTGCTCCGTCCCGAGGACCAGCGCGTCGTCGCGGCGCGTGACGCGCCAGCACAGGGCGAGCGTGGTCGCGCGCGACGCCAGCATCGACTGGATGTTGGCCGGAAGCGTCCTCACAGCTTGATCTCGAGCAGGACCACCCGGACGGCCTGGACCGCCGCATCCGAGTCGTCCCGGAAGGTCAGCTCGAAGGGCTGGTCGCCATCGAACCTGACCGGGACATCGAACTCTCCGCCCCACGTCACAGCGCCGGACGGCGCGGAGGCTAGCGTAACGATGCCGGTCGTCGTGTCGACCGTGAAGCCGGTGCCCAAAGTCAACGGCGTGCCACCGTCAGCGACGGTGATCGTGCCGGCGACAGGCTTGCGGATGCGTCGGTCAGAAGAGAGTGCGCCGGCGGTGTAGCGCTTGGTGAGCTGGTAGGTCAGGCCGGAGATCTGCACCAGGGGCTGGTCGGTCGGCGCCGGCGTCAAGTGGCCGCGGCAGCTCTTGAAGTCGGTCCAGTCCTTAAACCTGAACCCGACGTGTTCGCCGCCGACGGCGTGGTGGTACTCGAGGATGGCCGCGATGTCCGCCTCGAGGTGTTCGACGTCGAACTCGAAGACGCGCTGCGCCTCGGCCCAGTTCCGGTTGCGGAACTCTGCACCACTGGCCCGCGCCGTCTTGGTGGTCGAGTAGCGCGGGATGACGCGCACGCCGAGCGCCGGCGGGAGCGGGAATCGCGGGGTCTCGAGGAAGCTCATCAGCCGTTCCGCCGTGCGGCGCGCGCGAGGCCGCGGGCCGCCGCCGCCGCGATCTGCTCCTCCGTCGCCCGCGAGATGCGCCCATCAGGCGCGTTGACCTGGAAGTGGTTGTGCACCGTCATGCCGCCGACCGCCGCGGTCCTGGTCGACCGCTCACCCGAGCTGCCGACGAAGCCGCCGGCGGCGTAGCGCACCGGCTTCAGCTGCATCGAGTTGATCCGCCGCAGCAGGTCGAGCATGCCGGGCTGGGCGACCGCCGCCTGGCGCACGACGAACTCGCCGTTCGACAGCCACGCCGGGATGACGTCCGAGGTCGGCCCGCCGGGCCCGGCGACCTTGCCGCCGTCAGCCATCAGCCGCCGGCCGGCGATCAGGCCGCCGGTGGCGGCCCGGACGCCGCCGAGGCCCAGGAACTGCCCCAGGGACCCGAGGATGCCGCCGCTGCCAGCCCCGCCGCCGAAGATCGCCCCGGCGATGTCCTTGGCGACCGCCTCCGCCGCGATGCGCGCCAGGGACTCGATGATCGAATCGGCGAGGCTCTTGACCGCCTCTTCGAAGTTCTTCGCTTCGCTGATCCCGTCGGTGAGCCAGCTGGTCAGGTCGGCGGTGACTGCCTGCTCGGCGTCCTCGCGGAACTGCGCCATGGCGTCCCCGGCCTTGGCCACCGAGACAGCCACCTGCCCGTACTGCAGCGCCAGGCGCTCGGCCTCCGCGATCAGCGCCGGATCGCCGGAGGCGGCCGCGGCGGCACGCAGCTGCGCCACGATCTGCTCGAGCACCGGCAGGCGGGCCGCCTCGAGCTCGGCGATCTGCCGTTGCCCTTCCCGTTGCGTGGTGATCCCGAGCTCGACGTCCTGCTCGATCCGTTGGCGGGCGAGCGCCAGGTCCTCGAGCGTGCGCCGGATGCCGGCCGCCTGCTCGTTGAAGTCGAGCGCCGTGGCGGTGCGCTCACGGATCTGATCGAACCGGTCGAGATCGGCCTGAGTCAGCTGGCCCGCGAGTTCGAGGGTCTCGCGCCGCTTGCCGAGTTCCTGATCGAGCGCCCGCAGCGCCGCCTCACGGCCTCGACCAGTCAGCTCGAGCAGCTGCTGCTCGGTGATGAACCGTGCCTGGGCGGCCGCCTCCTCGCGCCGCAGCTGCTCCTGCGCGGCGCGCTCCGCCTCCCGGCGCAGTCGCTCGGCCTCGCGGTCGGATGCAGCCCGTGCAGATCTGGAATTCTGTTCGACCTCGGCCAGCGCGCGCGGGTCGACCTCAGGGCGGGCGCGTACGGTTATCTGCGGGGCGGTGCTGTTCGCTTCTGCGATCACTTCGGCAAGGCCGGCGGAGAAA